CGTTTAGTGATAGAAATTTCTTTAGACATTTTAGACGTCATAGTATAGCGAATATTTTTTAGAGTTCTAGTTAGTTGAGGGGAATATTATTTATTTGTCTCCCACACTTTTATTATATAGCTGTAATTTTTTTACGATATACCTAACTATTTCACTTCTAACAATATCCTCTTCTGTTAAATAAAACACATGAATACCCTTTTCCTTACTTTCGTTATCGTTAAAAATATTACACATTCTTTCAAAACCAGACTTGCCGTTAATATCTGATTGCATAGGGTCCCCGCAAACAAAAAGTTTACTAAAATGACCCACACGCGTGAGAAGCGTTGTAAGTTCTTTAAACGTGCTATTTTGAGCTTCATCCATAATAATGCCTTTAGCATTCCAACTCAACCCTCTAAGATATCCAGTAGGTTTACCGTCGATACGTTTTTCTCTTAAAAGCGCATTAACATCTGCAGCAAATAAAAGTTCGTCAAGCTTTTCCATTAATGGCTCAAGATATGGTGATAACTTTTCTTCAGCATTACCAGGTAAATACCCCATTTTATTTTCACTACTTTCTACTATAGAACGAATATAAACCAAATCGCTTACTTTTTTAAGGTTCATTAACTCTAGAACTGCAAGAGTAGCTAAAAAGCTTTTGCTACTACCGGAAGGACCAGATAGAAATATTACTTTAGTATTATTATCTAAAGCTAATTTAAGAAAATCTTTTTGTTTATTTGTTAAATCCGGTCTTTGTCGTATTTGTACCGGTCTTTCGAGTTTCTGTGCCTGATGGACTATTGGGCTTTTGTCTTTGGCATTTTCGTTGTTATTGTGAGTTTGTTTTTGTTTCAATAAACGTTTTTTCTTACTCATCTGTTATATTTATCATAAATAGTAAATATTATATATATGTTTAATAGTTTTGAAAATAAAGTTAATAGCCTATTAAAAGAATTTACAGAAACCTTTCCAGTTGAAGAGAAAAAAGGTGCCCGTTGTACTAAGGTAACCGGCCAACAACCTTCTACTCGTAGTGATAAAAAATATATGCGGTGTGCGCGTGTTGGTGGCAAACTAAAAAGAGTACATTACGGGGACCCTAATTTGCGTATTAAGAAATCAAACCCTAAACGCCGTAAATCTTTTAGAGCACGTCATAAATGCTCTTCTGCAAAACCAGGTACGGCAAAATATTTTAGCTGTAAAAACTGGTAATTAAGATTTAATAAAGGCATTTGCGGCGGCGTATAGTGGTACTGTTGACCCTAGACCCAACGCTGCAATTACTAATATATCTCCTGTGCCGTCGATCTTAGTACCAAATCTTCCTATTAAGCCTGCTATGTCTTGATTACCTATATTAGAAGATGTACCTTGACTTTTTGGTATAAAACCTGAGTACATTGTATAGCCAGCTGAAACTGTAAGCCCTACACTACCGTAGGCGAACTCAAAGTAAGAATCGCTAGGTTTAATCCAGGTTAAGCTACCGCCAGTTATAGTTGGGTCTCTATATAGAATATATTTTGCGTTATTAGTATTATCGGTATTGTATAGAGAAAATTCTTTTAAAAATAAAGATAAATTTGAAGCCCCAGGCGCTAATCTAAGCGCTAACACAGGGGTAGCGACTCCGTTTTGTACTGTTATTGTGCCGGAGGTAGAAGCGGTTACGGAGTAGCCTATTTCTTCAGGTGCTCCTTCTTCAACTACAGTTGCGCAAATTTGCTTCATAGTACCTGTACCTGCGCCGGTTTGTCTTATTTCGTATCTTACAGGCTGGTTGGGAGAAGTAATATAAGGAGCAGTAAGCGCGTTAAGATTGGTAAGGTAATGAGCGTAATACAATTTACCATTTAAATAAAATCCAAAACGCACTCTACCTAAACCAAGCCACTCATAATCTATACTAAATATTTGTCCCTTGGTAAAATCTATAGTTAGACCAGAAGAACCACTACCATCTAACCTATCTACATTCCAGCTTGATTGAGGTATAGTAATCGTGTTCGAGGTTCCTTGAGTCTTAACTATATTAAAACTTGGCCCATTAGCACCAATTTCTAAATACATACCATCAGAGGGGGTATATGGAGCGGCTGACAGACCTTGAAATAGACCGATTCTTTTTACTATGTTTGTTTCCGGGGCTGCTACAAACGTTATGTTTGTTAACATACTCTTACCAGGCTGATAATTAAAACGAGATGTTGATTGTCTGATTACGTAGCCGCTTACCGCTGAAGTAGACATTACAACTAAACTATCTCCCGGTACAAAAGTACTTGAGCCCGAGTTAACCTCTTCATCATATACGAAAGGCAGCTTATCGTAAAGCATTTTACTATCAAACAGCGTTTGAGGTATACCCACTCTTAAACGACCGAATGCGTCTGTAGATGCATTATCTCCAAACGGAGACCCGTTTATTTGATCATAATTTACGTCAGAAACTAATAGAGCAGTTTTTGGGTATATATACGTAGTTGATACTGAAGGTACTGCAGTAAGATTATCACTATCAAATCGAGTCTGAACTTGTACCGTAGAAATTGCAGGGTAGGAAACCGGGTCTGGATAAATTATTGCATTTGCTATTCTAGAGGCGAATTCGGGATAGTTTACAGTTACTGGCGCGCTAGTTGGCATTACTATATTTATTGATATTTTGTTGTTTTTAAATATACTTTAATAATGCATGATTATTTAATAGTAGGCACTGGTCTGTTCGGCTCTGTATTTGCCTATGAAGCTACTAAGCGTGGTAAAAGTTGTCTGGCTTTAGAAAAACGGGATCATATAGGAGGCAACGTTTATACTCGTAATATTAACGGTATAAATGTACACGAATACGGGATACACGTGTTCCATACTTCTAATAAAGATATTTGGGATTATATAAATAAATTTGCAACTTTTAACAATTTTGTTAATAGGCCTAAAGTTAATTATAAAGGCAAAATTTATTCTTTTCCTATCAATCTGTTTACTCTACATCAAATTTGGGGTGTCAATACGCCGGAACAAGCTATAAAAAAATTAAAAGAAAATAGATTAAATATAGCAAATCCTTCTAATTTGGAAGAGTGGTGTCTGTCAGAAATAGGTAAAGAACTATATGATATTTTTATAAAAGGTTATACGCAAAAGCAATGGATGTTAGACCCTAAAGAATTGCCTACATCTATTATAAAGCGTTTGCCTATACGTACTGATTTTAATGATAACTATTATTTTGATATATATCAAGGAATTCCTGAAGGCGGATACACGCAAATTTTTGAAAAAATGCTCCAAGGAGTAACTGTACTTAAAAGAGCGGATTATCTTGCTAATAAACAACATTGGGATACACAAGCTACAAAAGTCGTGTACACCGGCCCTATAGATGAATATTTTGATTACTGCTATGGGGAACTAGATTACCGCACTACTAAATTTGATCATATCATATTGGATAGTGTAAAAGATTACCAAGGAGTTGCACAAGTTAATTACACTGATCTAGAAACCCCTTACACGCGAATTATTGAACATAAACATTTTGAATTTGGCAAACAGGATTTTTCAGTTATAACAAAAGAATATCCTGATGTATGGAGTAAAGATAAGATTCCCTATTACCCAATTAACGACGGAAAAAACAACGCTCTCTATAAAAAATATAGAGAGCGTGCAGACTTAGAAAAGAATGTAATATTTGGAGGAAGACTTGCCGAATATCGTTATTATGATATGCACCAGGTTATTGGTGCAGCATTACATACAGTAAAGAAAGAGTTTGTAGAGTAGTTATTTCTTATCTGGGGCTATTACATCAGATGTGCCCTTTACTACGCCACCGACTAGTTCTAATCCACCCCCAATAACTTTACCGCCGCCGGAAAGTACTTTACCTGCAGTATCCGACACTACACCTAAAGATTTAGATACGTCATTAGCACCATTACCGACTACATTACCAACGCCACCGATGGCTGATTGACCAATGCCTTTTGTAGATTGATATGTTGCGTCTACTGTACTGCAACCAGTTAAAACTAACAAACCTAACACAGATATTAATTTAATGGGATTCATAGGTATTAATATTTATACAAAACCAATAAGAAACCCGCCCATTGCTGGGCGGGTTCTTTGAAATACCTACAATGATGAGGTGGTAGTAGAGCTGAGCACCGAAGATGTGGTCAATGACACCGTAACGGGTCATTAAGCCAACACGTGGGCTGAAGTCGTTAGGACCAACGGTACGTTGTACCAATACTGGGATGTATGGGCAGTAAACGATACCGGTGTCATAGTATTCAGCGCCCTTATAACCAAGGAGGGCGTACTCGAGCGGATTAGCGCGAGTTCCTACTTGATACTGAGCTTCAGTACGGGTATCACGGTAGACTGCAAAGCGGCCACCGAGAGTACCGACCTTAGCAATACCTACTGGCTGAGTATTGACGTTGCCTTGTACAGAGAACCATTGGAACTCTGGAAGCATTTCAAGCATTGCGCAAACGCGTGGGGTAGCAACGATGAAGTTAGCAGCACCACGACGGTTACGGATAGCAACACGGTTAGCTTCAACAATTACGCGAGCATAGAAGTCGCGATTGCGTTCACCTAACCAACGGCCATCAGCTGAAGCAGCGTACCAGAAAGAGTAACCTTGATTTGCGCCGCCGTTAAGGGCGATTTGGCACATACGGATTACCATTTCACGGTCAATTTCAGCCTGAATTTCGTAACTCATTGCGTTTGTGAGCTCGTTATCGATGTCGATACCGTTCATGTTCTTGAGGTCTTGCTCAAGTTCAACGGACCAACGAGCTGCTAAACGACGGGTACCAGCTTCAACAGCGGTCTTCTCGAAAGATACGACCATCTGTGGAATGTTGCTGGTTAACTCGAAGTTACTTAAGAGCTGGGCAATACCGCGATCGTCAGCTACGAATGGGAAGTTTGTTGCATCACCAGAAAGGTAAGCAGCAGAAGTACCAGTGAAGCGAGTGTTGAGGTAGTTCCAGCCTACTTCAGTACCGGTTGAACCGGTAAGCATTGCTGCTTGAGTATTACTTGAAGAGCCGTAACCATTATCAACAGCAGTAGCACCGAGTGGGGTACCATCGTACTTATAGCGGAGGGCGAAGGCGAGGCCTACTGGACCACTCATTGGCTGTACACCTACGATTTCGTTGGTGATAAGCTCTGGGAAAGTACGGCGGATCATTGGGATCAAGATCTTTGGTAGACGAGCGTCACCAGTGGCATAGAAGTCACTTGATGGAAGACCGCCTTGACCAGGAGCACCTTGAAGAGTACCGAATACACCACCGTTACCGGCTGCATTGGTAGCTTCAAAACACCAT